GCGGCGGTGGGGGTGCTGGACAGCATTATTCATCAACTTGGGGATCGCCCGGCGGCGGTGGTGTCGGACTTTTTGGTGAGGGAACTAGTGGCGCGGCGTCAACAACAACTGGTGAAGGTGGTAAAGGTGGATCTGGTGGTGGTGATGGTGATGATGGCGAACCTCTATCAAACAATAAAATCAGTAAGGGTGATATCGCAGGGGGAGAATTCGGTGGTGGCGGCGGAGGATCTGGTACTTCTGCAGGCGGCGGGCCCGGCGGTGGTGGAGCTGTTAGACTTGTTTGGACAACAGGTTCAAATACCATTGAGTTTCCATCAACTAATGTTGGATCAGTTTTATCAGCGTCATTCTCTCAAACTAATCTAGATCCTACACCAACTTTCTCAGGTACACTGAACACTCGCAATTCTTTTGATAGAGTAATAAAAAATCAAAACGTATCAACGATAAAGTCACCAACTTTATTTAATAGTTCATATGGTGGGATAAATAATACAGAATTAAAAATTGTTGATAATACTGATACTACAATTGAAAAAACTTTGACCAATAAAAAAATATCAATTGAAAATCCACCAAGTGATAGTAATGGTAGTTTTATAACTTCTAAAAATAATACTGGTATTAATATCAATCCAATAACTAAAGCACCTGTAGAAATTCCTATCTCATCTACATACATAGGTACAGAAGCCGATAAAGCCTCACTATCACCAAGTTTCTGTAATGCCGTTCAACTAGTAATATTTACGTCCAATCAAACACCATTGGGGTATTTTGAAAGAGATGGACATGGTTACTTTGAAACTATTACACCACAGAATGACCCAAGAATTGGTTCTGGAAATAGTGGTGGTGATGATGGAGATGCCGGCGGCGGTGGCGGCGGAGTAGGTAGTGGTCCTATTCAGTCTTGGAGTTAATCAGTAATAATATTATAGATTTCTTTCCAGTTCCGAACCCGATGAGCACTACCATCATAATCAGTGTTGTGGTCATGGGCAACCAGTAAACTGTGTAAACCGTTATCAAGTCCAACTTCGGCATTCTCAGGTTTATCTTCAACCCAATAACAACCAGTACCATGATACTCGGCAAGAGCCTCGTCTTTGTCGGCACCAGTGTCTAGATAAACATACCGTTCAAACGCACTATCACCAAACAGTTCCCGAAGGTTCTTAGTCCGAAGGTGTTGTGCATATTGATCGTTACTCAAACTAGTAATCGCATGGAAAATATAACCATGTTCTTCGTGGAGTTTTTTGACATACTTGATTGCATCCCGAAGGGGAGGTAATTTCCGTATCCAGGCACTCTCGTTAAACATCCGAATCAACCGTTTACTTTCTTTCCGATCAAGTCCATATTTAACGTCCATTTTATAGTCACCATGACTCATGACTTGATACCCATGCCGGGCCATCCAACAGTCAAAGGCATACTCCCAATCAAGGAGCACACCATCACAGTCAACTAGTATTGTTTTTTCTTTATTTGCAATCATTATTTACTTTCTCTAACTTACATATACAATATAACTGATTCGCACATGAAAGTCAAGCATTATTTTACCGAAGGTAGTTAGGTCCTGTCCATTGAATATCATAATCTTCAAAGACATTTCCCCGAGCGGCATTCCGAGCAGGAGCATTCCACCCTGCAGCTTTCAGAATATCACCATACTTGAATTTCTTGTCATTATTAACAGCAACAACAAAACCCCAAACAGAACCATTGGTAATAATTTTGATGTACTTATTACCTTCATTCCAAGAGATTTTTTCGTTGAATTGTGCAATCATAGTTTCATTGATTTCAGACAACTCTTTAGTGTAATTTCTAGAAGTCCACCGCAAGTAGTCTTCTTTGATGTTTTCAACAAGAGTGGTTATTTGATTTTCAATGGTCATAGATTTCTCTCTCTTTTCTCTAACTTACATATACAGTATATGATATAATGACCCAAGAGTCAAGCGTTTTGAGTAAAAAAAGTGAAATATAAGCCTTTATAAAACAAAGACTTATATTTTTTTTTAAAATTTATTGAGATATTTTGCAATATGACCCACAAAGGGAAGTAACATTATTGCCATTAATAGGTTCATTCCTGTATGTGCCATTGCGATTCGCAGGGTATCTCCTTTTGGAATTCCATCAGATACGAACAACCCAGCCAACCAGATTGTGCCAGTTGTACCTATATTTGCACCAAGAACACATGCAATTGCAGCGGGCAATGGTAAAGCTCCAGAGGCAACTAGTGCAATAATTGCAGTTGTTGATAAACTAGACGATTGCCATAAGAGTGTCATGATAATACCACCAAAGAACATATAAAGTGGGTTGCCTAAAAAGAATGATAGATGTTCCATATTCCCCATAGACTTCATACCACCAGAGAATGTTTTAAGACCGATATAAAAAATAACAAGTCCGATTAAGGCAGTTATGACAGGGTTTCCTAAATCCATTTTACTAACTTTCTTCCAAAGTTTTTTATGTTGTTTTTTCACAGAGAATTCCTTTCTTGAAAACTCACGCAAATAGTTATATCCAAATTTTAGGATAAAATTCAGTTTTTGTCGTATCCTTATCGAAAAGATACCAACAAGAATTATCTTTACCAGTATGTTTTGAACCTTCAATCCATTTAACTCTACCAATAGATACTATCTTACTGCACATAGGCAAATATGGTGTTGCCTGTTTTGTGTGCATCCAATCCGCATCAAAGAGTAACCATGTAGGTGCCTGCTTGGTAAAATGTAGAATCATAGGATGTAATAACCACCTAGTCCAAGGTGGATTTGTAATAATTAAATCCACATTTTCTGGAATTGTAGAATCGAGTGCATCTTTCTTTTCTACCCAATCAACTTGGGGGTCACAATCAGATGCACCTATTGATTTGCCGTTTGTAAGGCCTTCTGTAAACTTTACAAGTCTACCATCCCCTGCACATGGTTCCCAAAATGTGAAATCATGTTGTGGTAAGAATGGAATTAGAGGACGAAATGCATCCTCTGGAGTAGGATACAAATCATTTTTTCTACGGCGAAATTCACTACGTTTACCCATCTTCGTTATTATCAAATTTAGGAGTGAATGTTTCCATTAGAGCTTCAATATCTTCTATTTCTCCGGCAACTTCACTCATATTCTGTTTATGATAAATCCTAGACATTTTACGTAAAATCTTTTTAGGAATATCAACTTCTTCTGACAAGTTTTCGATTGCTTCCTTGACAAAACTTCTTTCACCCTCAGTACGTGTATACGAATTACTAATTTCTTCCATACACTCACGTATTTTTTTCTGATCTTGAGGATTTGATGGGATTATTATACCAGACATATTTCACCTTAGATAATTAATTAAAATGGGCCCGTTCTGTTACTAAGTGGAACCCATACTCTAGTTTAACTACTTATGCAGTGCGTAGTGCAGCATGTCCAGCGGCAACAACAGCGCGAGTAGGCGTACCAATCATATATTTCATATACGACTTGCCATCAAATGATGATGTACGTTTATTGAGATAGATTGAATACCCCTCACTACGAAGTTTACTAATCACCGCACGTACATTTTTCACACCATATCGTGCAGAAATTTGTTTTGCGGTTAATTGAGCACCACCCAATAGGGCGTTTGCTACTCTAGTAGTTTGAGTTTCTTTTCTAGTTGTATTAGTCATATTATATTCTCCTGTAGATTACATGACAAAGTTTCAGTTTTAAGTCTTTTGGTTTCGGTAGAACTCACACCGATACATTAGAAATGTGTCAGAATCTACCTGTCATCATTTCCATATGTTCTAATTTCATTAAGGCCATTTCTTCGTTTGCAGATTGAAGTTCGGATCCATATATTTCTTCCCAATATTCTTTACCCATTCTACCATACGAGTTGACATATTGTTCCTTTGTCATCCACGTAATATCTTCTTCCATCGCAAAAACAAACTGACCCATTTTACTCATTTTCATCTCCAAATAGTCTATTCACTTTTTTAGATTCCCCCATATAAAGACACCATAAGGCGGCAGAAAATATAAGTATAGAGGAAAATCCAACAATACCACTTATTAGTTGATATCCATTTACATACATTTGTATGGAGGCAGTAATACCTAATATACCAGTAATGGGGGCATAAGGACCAAACATTACTGCACCTTCTTCCGAATAATTCAAAGTGTGTACAATCTTAATATTACCAGAAAATACTGTCAATGGAATTATAAGGGATATCCATGGCAATATTTGCATTGCCATGGGATTGTGAAAGGAGGCCAATAACAAGACTGGCAAAATTAGGACAATTGGTAGCATTATGATTCCACGGTTGCAGATACTACACTATCAACACGAAATGCACGCCATGCATCTTTATCTAAATCCCACACCGAACGAGAATCTAAATTCACTTTCTTTGTAGAAATTTCCGCAGCTGCAGGCGGCAAGAAATCTTCTATGAGGGTACAACGCATATTTCTAGTTTCACCATTCAATTTAGTGAATTGGACATTCACAATATTAGTTTGTAACATTTCTGTTAAAGTTTCAAAATTCATAAGAGTCATCCTTTCTTGATTAAGTTATATATACGATTATATCCGATTATATCCGATTTGTCAAGTAATTTATACTGCCATTTCAGCTTTAATTGCATCATGGTGTCTGTAATTTTCCAACTTAAAATCATCGACAGTATAATTTCCCAGATGTTTGTCTGGATTAATCCAAAGTTTTGGGAACATGTATGGTGTGCGTTTGATTTGTTTCTCTACCGCATCGATGTGGTTATTGTAAATATGCACATCTCCACCAATCCATATTAACTCTTTGGCATAGTAACCAAGTTCCTTTGCAATGATATAAGTTAACAGAGAATAACTTGCAATATTAAAAGGTACACCTAAAAACAAATCGCAACTTCTTTGATACAATGCACAAGAAAGTCCACCATCTTCACTTAGATGAAATTGACACATTAAGTGACAAGGTGGCAATGCCATCTTATCAAGATCATCAACATTCCATGCAGATAAAATATGTCGGCGACTACGTGGATCTTTGACTAAGTTAATCAACAATTCCCTTATTTGGTCAGTACCATTCCAATCTCTCCACTGTACTCCATATATAGGTCCAAGAATACCATCATCATACCCTAACTCAACACCCTGTTTGTTTGCATTCGCCGTCCAGATAGTTTTCTTGTCTTTTAACTCATCTCTATCTTTGTTATAATGAATTTCTGCTAGGCGTCTTTCATCATCAGAACCTTCAAGAAACCATAAAAGTTCTGAAACAACACTTTTAAATGCAAGTTTCTTTGTTGTTAAAACTGGTATTTGTTCTCTCAAATTTATATTTAATGTTGCATGAAAAATTGACTTTGTACCAACTCCAGTACGGTCTTTTCGATCTTCGCCGGTATCTAGTACATGATATAATAAATCTTGATACTCAACTTCCCATATGTTACCATATCTATGTAACATTTCCATTTCTAAACTCATCCATACACCTTAAACTGCAAATCATCAAAATCACTTTGGGCCAACCACATGCGTTTACTTTTCATACTATCCAAATTATCTTTAGGTATAAAAGTATCACAATCATATGAATCTGGAAATTCTGTTATATAAAATCTTTCGATTAAATCCCAATATTCGGTAAGTACTTTTGCACCACCTATGATGAATAATTCCTTATTATTATTTTTTTCCAACCAAGATCTAGCATCTTGAATAGATACTGTGTCCAAATTTTCATAATATGGTAAACTGTTTACTTTACTAGTAATTACTACATTATGTCTTTTAGGCAATGGTTTGGGCATATTGGGGTCATCCCAAGTATTTTTGCCCATAACCACTATCTTATTTGTTGTGTGAGAACGAAACCATCTAAAATCTCTATCGTTTTTTGGCCATGGCAAAGTACCATCTTTACCAATACCACCATTTGCATCCATTGCAAAAATGGCATTAATCATTGCATAACCATTGGTTTACGTTTTGGGTCTCCCCAATGATCTTTTGCATTTACTCTAATAAATTTTTTATTGGTTTCGTTTTTATTTGGATTTTCAATAGTCAAGACTACATTCTTTCCCAACATCCAAGACTTTTGTTGATTTAGAATTCGACGTGTCGCATAATCTGGATCATTTTTACTACGACTCTTTGTAGTACCATGAATACCTTTACTGGTTTCTCCAGACCGTAACTTTTTCTTACCCATGTTGCAATTCCTTAAATGGTTTCAAGGTCTTTGCAAATGCGCGGGCGTTATCTTCATTCAAGAAGAATTTAGTCGTGACTTCAGGACCACCTTCGCGTGACCAAGGTGAAGAAAAATCGATATGTTTTACCTCATATCCATAAATTTCTCTGCGATCTCCCACATTTTTAACTTTTACAATATGTGGACTTCTTTTCTTTTCCATTTTATATTCACTCTCCATACTACAGTTGATTTATTCAATATAACAGATGTTTATTTATTTGTCAATGGTTTTTCGCAGTTAGTTAAACAATATTTATTTAACTGGTTAGTTGTTGTTTCACACAAATAGGTAAATGCACCGGCGCAGATTACTACAAAAATCAAAAAGTATGTAAACTTTGACCTTATTTCCATAGTGAGTAAAGACATGACCTTTCCTTAGGCGTTGCTGGTTTCTTTTGACAATAAATCAGGAAAGGTTTCGCGAACTAATTTTTCTGTGACTCCAGAAATTTTAAATTTTTTGCAGATAATCTTAACTAAAATTTCTGCATCATTTGCGTTTAAACTTTCTAGTTGTCTGACAAGTATACGTTCTTTTTGTTTCTCTGATTGATTTTTCATATTTTCAGTATAAAATAGATGTATTTTTCGCATTGCCAATGTCATGTTACTTATAGACAAACCAGCAGGAT